TACTCGCAGTTTCGACGTGTTAAATGTGGGCAAAAGCACGATGGCAAGTGTATAGACCCGATTTACGGTAGAAAGAAAACTGATGGCAAGACGGAAATTCAAGCCTTGCGATATGGGAAAGACATCTGGACGGCGGCTGCTGCCAGGTCGCACTGCAAATCACGTGACGGTATGTTTGAGGCGGCTGCCTCTTCTTCTAGTCACGATGAGGATATAACCACCACCGATTTCCTCTATAATGAAGCAGATGACACGCTGGAACTGGATGAAGGCACAGTACATGGCAGCTGGGAGGTGGAAGCTGCTGAAATTGATATTAGCGAAGATGATCTGGACGATTTGGCAAGGCAACTGACTAAAGATGGAGACTTTTTCGAGGTAACAGATGAGGAGTTACATGAACTTGCTGAATGGCTGGTGATAAGGCAATCATGGCGGGAGAAAATGGTTCTCCTTGCCGATGAGATAGCAGAACTGAAGGCAATACTGAAGGTTCTGCGGGGCGGCGTTGGATAGCCGCAGCGCGGTAGAGATAACAGGCATTCAATACTGGAGATAGATTTCAGAACTATCAGGTACAGGATGCTAGAGTTATTAGCCTCGTGAAGTTGGAGTAATAAGCGAATAAAACGAGGTGAGCGATAATGCGTTTCCAAGACATGGAGAAATTAGCTGAAGCGCTTGAAAAGCGCGCAGAAGCCTTGAGGAAAAACGACACTGAAAGAACCGACGAAGAGAAAGAGGTCAAAGAAAAGCTGAATATGGATCCGAAAGCGGGTATTGATAGCGATTCTGTTGATAAGCTCTTCGCCGATGTGGATGAAATCAAAAAAGCGGTAGCCGAAATAAAGGAACTGTCTGGCGAAGTGAAAGACAGTCCGCCAGCGGAAGATACGGAGGAGAAGGCAGAATTCGAGCATCTGGGCGAATTCTTCAAACTGGGCAGGGCATTCTTCATAGACAAGAAAATTGACCCCAAATGGGCTGCGTATATGAAGACTACAGGCTATCTGGAAGAGGGTCAGGCATCAATGGGTGGCGTTTTCGTGCCAGACCAGTTTATACCAGAACTGCTAGTGGTAGATTTGCAACGTGCGGTCATAAGACCGTTAGCATGGAGCATACCCACGACTGTGAAGTCGTTTAGCATACCGCGTGTAGTTGATACCAGCCATTCCAGTAACGTATATGGTGGCGTGACGGGTTACTGGACAGGCGAGGGTGGAACGTTCACGGAATCGAACCCATCGTTTGGCGAAGTGAACCTATCGGCAAAGAAGCTGACCCTATACTGTCATATTAGTAATGAGCTTCTGGACGATAATGCTGTTGGCCTTGCAGAAGTCCTCAAGCGAATGTTTGGTGAAGGTATAGCATGGTTTGAGGATAAAGCCTTTACAAAGGGCAGTGGAGTCGCCGAGCCGCTAGGCTTAACGAAGTCCGGATGTATTGTCAATGCTGCCACGACTGCATCGCATTTCTATATTGAAGATGCAGCTAAAATGTTTGCAAGGATGCTACCCGGATCATATAACTCAGCTATTTGGATAATGAACCCAAGTGTTATACCGGAGCTGCTGACTATGCAGGCGCGGACGGCTACCTACGAGAACAAGTGGTTTGGGGCGTTGTCGATTAAAGAGAGTCCCGAACCCTGGAGGCTCTTTGGCAGGCCAATATACTGGAGTGAGTTCTGCGCTGCACTGGGTACGTCAACTGATGTCCTGTTTGTGGATCCTTCTTACTACATCGTGCTGGATAGGCAGGGCTTAGTCTTTGAAGCCAGCCCACATCCGAAGTTTGCCAGCGATAGGACAACCTACAGGCTGAAGACGCGCACCGATGGGCAGTGCTGGATGAACTCAACACTTACTCTAGCTGACGGTGCAACGACTGTATCGCCGGTTGTCAACTCACACCATGCGTAGGGTGATTAACTCGACGTAGGGAGGTGAGCTGCTATGGAAGAGATGAAGTTTCAGGAATTCCTAACGCACGTATACCGTGTAGGGCTTGGAAGTGACGAGTCGTACAAGGCACTTAAGACTACAGGCTACTTAGAAGAAGGCCAGGGGTCTATGGGTGCTTTCACCGTACCGACTGAGGCAAGCAACCGCATATTTAACGTAGCGTTAGAGGAATCGGTTGTGAGGCCACATGCGAGCATTATCCGCATGAATAGCGATAGCATCACGCTATCCCGTATTGTGGATACTACACATGCCTCTACCGTATTAGGCGGCATAGTGGCAAGCTGGACAGCGGAAGGCGGTACGCTTTCTGAAAAGAACCCTTCCTTTGGACAGATGACGCTAACAGCCAGAAAGCTCCCCGGGTATTGCTATACATCGGCTGAATGGCTTGATGACTCGATAGTATCGGCAGAGGACTTTCTGACACAGGCTTTTGGCGAGGCGATTGCCTTCTATGCCGATAATGCCTATATAAACGGAACGGGTGTGAGTGAGCCGCTTGGGGTTATAAACGCTCCGTGTACTATCACAGTATCGGCAGAAGGTAGTCAAACAGCGGATACCGTCTGGGAAGAGAACATTAAAAAGATGGATAAGCAACTCGACCCACGATCGCAAAATAACGCTATCTGGTATATCAACCACGAGGTGAAGCCGCAGTTATATCCGCTCCAGAACGCTACACCTGCCGATTCGCTCACGCAGCCTGAGCAAGCTGCGGATGGCGTTTACCTGCTTGGACACAAGCTCCGGGTGACAGAGAAATGCCCAAAGCCGGGCGATGTGGGTGATATTATCTTAGCCGACTTCAGGCGGTATGTGATAGCTGATCGTGGCTTGACTATCAGGTCTTCTAAGTATCTGAAGTTTGAGTCTGACCAGGTAGCATGGCGCTTTGTGTACCGTGGCGATGGGCAGCCGATTCCTGCAAATACATTGATACCGAAGAATGCAACCAGCTCGTTAGAAACATCGCCTTTTGTAATACTGGCAGCACGAGCATAAAGATAAAAAGAGGTGTAAAGAAATGGCTCGAATAACGACTTTCAAGGAATTTGCTAAGTCACAAGATGGAGTGACTACCTATGCGGCAGCGACGCTGGCGTTAGGCGGTGAGACCAGTGATGTGTTGAGTACAGAGTATTACTCCATGAAAAACTATGACAAGATTGTCGGTTTCATAGTTGCTCATAGCGTTGTCGCAACTCACATCCTCACAGTGAAGATGTCACAAGGTACGGATACGGCTGGCGCTGGGTCTGCTACGATATCGGGTAAATCCACAACTTATACATCGTCACAGGTGACTGACGTATTTCAGGCAGCTATAGAAGTGGATGCCGACGACCTCACTGACGGGTATGATTACGTCGGGATGCAGGTAAGTACAGACGATGCAGACGGCACAGAAGCCGTAGGGCTGATCCTCGTTCCGATGAACCCGCGTTACGGACAGGCGACCATGCCAGCGTAAGAGGTTACTACCTATGCGTATACTCTGGTATTCAGCAACGCCAGAGTGCGATAGTGGCTACGGGAATGCCACTCGTAACATGGTTAGGTGGCTGCGGCGGCAGGGACATTTTGTCGCTGTAGCCACCAAACATGCTATGACTATTCCCTATCGGAAGTGGGAAGATGACATCATTGTTCTCGACGGGACGAATCTGGATGTCCTGAACAGTGGTGTCATAGCTGCATGGGATATAGACGCCTGTATAACCTTTTTCGATATATGGATCTGGGCAAAGCAGAAAACACAACTGGACAGGCATATAGCAAGCTGGATACCTGTGGATACCGAGAATATCAACGAGCGGATAGTTAAAGTTGTCAAGGACGTCCCGGTAAAGATAGCGATGTCGAAACATGGCGAAAGGGAACTGAGAAATGCGGGTTTTGAGCCGATGTATGCTCCTATAGGCTTTGACCCGGAGGTTTTCTATCCAAAGCCAGATGCAGGAAGAGCTTTCCGGGAGAGTCTGGTTTTTCAAGACCCTATAGACGCCGATGATATGTTCCTTATAGGCTCTGTGGGGATCAACTATCAAGGCGATAGGAAGGGCTTTATCGTTTTGATGCAGGCATTCAAGAAGTTCCACGAGCAGCATGATAACGCTAGATTGTTTCTGCATACTACCGCTAACAAGCAGCGCGATGGGATCAACTACGCAGCTCTTGCGATGGATTTGGGCATCGGGGAGTGGGTAGCATGGCCGCATCAGGAGCGGCTCTGGTATGGGCTTTACAGCGAGGAGATACTATCCGAGATATATTCAGGCTTTGATGTATTTTGCCTGCCAACACGCGGTGAAGGCTTCGGGATGCCGGTAATAGAAGCGCAGGCATGTGGCGTGCCTGTGATTGTTACAAATAACACCTCCGGCTCGCAACTATGCAAAACTGGATGGCTCGTTGATACCGGTTGGGATGACCTGGAGTATCTGGGGTCGAATGTCTGGCGCAAGTCGCCCCGGCCAGGTAAGGTATTGGAATGCCTTGAAAAAGCATATGAAGCTATACCTGATGGCGACCATTTTCGTGTACCCATTTCAGAGCAAGTTGCGGAATATCGGTGGGAAAATGTCTGGGCGAATTATTGGCAGCCGATAATAGACAAGATTGAGACGTTAGTTAACAATGGAGGGTAGAAATGCACAGAATCAGGCTGAAGGTGAACTGGTCGGGTAACGTAGACGGCAAGGCAGTAGCAGTTAAAGAAGGGGAAACAGCCGATGTATCGCTAGAAGTAGCGCGTGCGCTGGTTTTCCAGCGGCAGATTGCTGACCTCGTGCCACTAGAGGAGCTACAAGAGAAGGTAAAGGCTGAGAAGGGTAATCGATCTAAAAGCAAAGCAAAAGCCGTCAGTTCGC